CAATGGTGAGACCTCCCGTTCCTGCGAGTAGATCCTTTGCGACGGTGTTGCCGGCGACGGGTCCGAGGTTCAAGAGTTGAGCGAGTCCCGCTTTGCCGAGTCCCGCTTTGACGAGTGCTTGAAGGTTTGTTCCGAATTGTTTCGCGGCGGTGATCTGTTCGGCGAACAATGCCGACGCGGTTTTTGTTTTGGTGTCTTGCGCTTTTGTGACTGCCGCTTCTGCGTCGGCGACTTTGTTGAGTGCGTTGGCGTAGGCGACGGCGTCTTCGTTGGCTTTCGCTTGATTGAGTTCGGCGTAGGCATCTTTGCGATCTTGGAGGGCTTGCGTGATGGCGTCGCTTCGGTCTTTCTCTTGACTGGATGCGTCTGAGAATGCGTTAGAGAGTGACACGGTGCCGACGATGGCGTCACGAATCCCGTCGACGTATGAGCGGATGTTGTCTTGCGCGGTTTTGAGACTGCTGCGTAGTCCGTCGACTTTTGTTTTGTACTTCTCGGCGGCGGTTGCGGCTTTCTCTTTTGCGACGGCCGCTTGCGCTTCGGCAAGGGTGAGACCTTCTTGCATCTTTGTGAAGACTGCGAAGTCTCGAGTCGCTACGGGTCCGACGAATGCGTTGAGTTGTTCTTGGCTTGTGATGGCGTTCTTGAGTGCGCCGGCGTAGGCGTTCGCTGATTGCGTTGCCTTGTCCATGCTTGCTTTTATCTTCACGAACGCGGCGACGCCGAGAAGCGCGGTCACAATGCCGACGCCGGTGGAGACTTGTACGGCGGTGAACGATGTCGCGAGTGCGTAGTTGATGGCGGTCGTGACTGTTGCGACTGCTCGGAATGCGACCATTGCTCCGCGCACAAGGACGACGGCGGCCGCAAGGCTTCCGATAGCGATTGCTAGACCGCCGATAAGGGCGGCATTCTGACCGGCGAATGTGGCGAGTTTGTTAAACGCGGGAAGGACCGAGTTGAGTGCGGGGAGGAATGCGTTACCGATGGACTCTTTTGCTTCGTCGATTGAGTTGCGAAGGATTGCCATCTGGCCAGCGTAAGTGTTCGCTGCTACTTGTGCCGCGCCTGAGAAGTTTCGATTCAGGATTCCGATCACGTCGTTAAAGGTTGCGCCGTCTTTGATTGCTTTCTTGACTTCGGGCGACAAGGTTGCAAGTGCTCTCATGTTGCCCGCGTAACCTTTTGCGAGGGCTTCGGCGACTGTCGCTGCGGACTTATTTGTTCCCGCTCCCGTCTGGATTGCCACGTTGACGAGGTCTTGAGCCTTTGTCAGATCGCCAGTAGCGACGGTCAACGACTGGAACGCGGAACGGAGCTCGGTGTCTGAGACTGCGACGGATCGTTGTGTCGCGTCGATGTATCGCTCGATAGATGCGACTTGTTGATCTGTTGCGCCGGCTGAGACTTTGAGTTGACGTGCTAGTAGGGCTTGCTGTTTCTGGTCGTCTGCTGCGGCTTTGATTGCTGACGCTGCGAATGCGGTCGTCGCTGCGGCGGCTGCACCCATAGCGAGCGTTGTGCCTTTGCCCATCTGACCGAGGCTCTTGTTGGCTTCTCCGATGGCTTTGCGTAGCGGTGCTGCGTTGCCTGAGATTACTACTGAGATTCCGCGAGCCATGATGACAGTCTAGAACCTGACGACCTTGTCACCGTAGACTCCGCCGATGATGTCGCCGGCGGTGTTGCGCAGAAGTGCGTCTGGGAGGTTGCCTTTGTCGTTGAAGCCTGCGGTGGCGCGTACTGCTCGCGCTTGTCGTACGGGCTTACCAGATGCGAGGTCGTACTTGTTGATGAGTTGGTCGATGCGTTCGGCGTAGAGACCTTTGATCTCGTCAATTCGGGCGTCGGCTGCGTCGTAGATGAACGGGTTCGGAGTGATGCCGCGTGATGGCCATCCGAAGTGAATCGGTCCCGCGTATGGCACAGATGCAGAGCCGGCACGAACTCGACCGGATGATTGTGTTGCGAGTGCGCGGATGGATGCAGCAAGTGCGCCGGTGCGATACGGGACGATCCTTTTGGCTCCCATGACAACGACTTCGGCTGCTGCTTTGTGTGTCTCTTTCATCTCGGTTTTTGTGTCTTGACCGAGTTTTGTGAGGTCTCGTTGTACTTCGCGAAGGCCGACGATCTCTGCTTTGACGACTTGATCGGGTGCTAGTCGGAAGCCATAAGTGCCAGAGCCTGCCATGCTTGATCTCCTGAGTATGTGGCGGCCTTCGGGAATTGTGTCTCGATCATGACTCGAAGGATCGCGGGTGGTGTTTTGAGTAGGTCAAGCGGTGAGATGCCTGTCTTGACTGCTAGGACTCCGATGAGCCAAGTGGTGGAGCCGGGTCCGAGTCTTTTGGGGTATCACCATCCACGACTGCGACGGATGCGATCGTCTTGATCCATTCCTTGAAGTCGAGCGGTGTTTTGCCTGATTCGTGGACGGCTGTGTAGGCCACGAAGTAGAGATACTTTTGCGGTACGAACTCGGCCGTGAAGACTTCTCCCCAGATGACGCCGAACTCGTCTTCGAGTGCGACTTCCGTGGAGGGCCAGACTGTAGTGAGTGTTTGTGTCCCGTCCCTGTGCTGAATGGTGACGTTGATGCTCATGTCTTGACTAGTGTCCCGCCGGTCAGGGTAATGCTCATTTTGCTGAGGTCTCCCACGGTGCCAGAAACGATCGGAGCAGATGCCACGAATGCCCCCGTGACAGTTAGAACCGGGTTCGGGGTGCCTGTCGAGAGTGACTTGACGATGTAGGTGTTTGTTCCTGATCCGACTGCCGCGAAGACTGTGTCAAACACTTTGCCGGCTGCGAGGTCGTTGTTCAATTCGACGGTGCATGAGATGTTCTGAAGTGACTTGATGTTGGAGTGGCCGGTGGCCCCCATTGCGGTCGTCTCGACTGCGTCGAACTCATAAGTCAACTCAATATTGGTGACGTACGAAGATAGGTCGACTGTGTTGAGCGTGAATTGTGCATCTGTTAGGGCGAAGACTGCCATTGTTCTATTCCTTAGTGTTTTTGGTGGTTGATACTGGTTCGACGATACCTGAGACGATGAGTTGCTCAATGTCTGCGGGAGCGGCGATGATGTCGGCGTCCGTTACGGTGTCGCCGATTGCGCCAAGTGTGGACTCGACGAGGATCTTGTAGTTAGCCATAAATGCGGACCTCGAATCTGTATGCGATCATGTTCACTCCTGAGACTACTACTTCTCGGGGTCTCGCTGATGCTACTTGCAGAGTCGCACAAGCTCCGCCAAGTGTGCGATCTGCTTCGAGCGCGGCCTTGACCGATGATGCGCCGGTGTCGGTGAGGTAGGCGTCGAGTCTGTCTTGTGATGAACGGTCCGACATACGGCCAACGATGACGAGGATGTAGGCGCGATAGAACTCGAGACCTTTGTTCATTGCTTCGTCATAGTCGATCTCTAACGGTTCAACAACGGCGGCCGGCGGTGCAAGAGAGTCGGGGACGTAGTCGAAGCATCGCAAGCCGGCGATCGTGTCTAGTGCGACGCCGATGGCGGTGCGTACTCCGTTCGGTGTCACGCGAAGAACTCTCGACGGTAGGCGCGTACGATTGCGGCGATGTCTCTACCGAGTGGAGACATTCTGATCGCGCCTAGTTCGGAGATACCGAGAACTCCGCCGACTGAGTCGCGTCGCTTGTAGAGGTCGGCTGAGAGGATGTAGGTGGCCTGCTCGATGTCGTCTGGTACTGCGGGCCATCCCCATTTAGCGGTGACTTGTACTTGTGGCCAGTAGTTGACGGGTAGTGAGAACGCGGTCGGGCCGACGATGGTGATTGTTGTGATTGGCCGTCCGAGCGCGATGGCGTTCGTTGGCTCCACGATGTAGTCCGTGTTGAGGGTGAAGGTTGTCGAGTAGGTGCCAGTCGAGCCGGGGTCGGTCTTGACGATGAGTCCAGTCGTGGAGGAGACGTCGTCTATCTGGACTCGTAGGTTGCCTATCGGACGGTATGTGCGGGCGGTTGCTGCGGCGTCTGCATAGAAACGACGATTAGCGATGCGGTCGATTGAGCGTGATGCCGACTCGATAATTCCTTCGAGAATGACGTCGTCTACTGAGTCGTCGATCTTGAGGTAGGTCTTGAGGTTCGCGAGCGTAATGTATCCGTTCGTGATTGCCATGATCTACTTCTTCCGAGTGGTTTTTGAGGGCTTGGGTGTCTGAGTGCTTGCGGCCTTCTTGACGCGCCCCACGGCCGTCTGAGCGTCGCTGACGGCATCTGTGAGGGTGTTGACCGTCTCGGCCTGCACAGTCTCGACGATCGTGGTCATCGAGTGACCGAGACGGGTCAACTCTTGGCGTACTTGGTTCGCGCGATCTTTGAGTCCTCGCCGTTCGTATCCTTCGAGTTCTTTTTCGAGGGCGGCGATGATGATGTTCTTGAGCATTGTGGATCCTGACTCTTTAGGGCTGTGCTCCCTAGAGACTAGTCAAGTTCTCGCTACCAGTTGGCGGTGATGAGGCCGGTGCCGGTGATTGCGGAGAATGCTGCGGGGTACTTGCCGGCGGTGTAAGCCGAGAAGCCGAAGACAACAGTACGGATCGCAATGTTGCCGTCTGGCTGCTCGAAGCGAACATAGAGCGGAGTTCCTGAGTTGTCTTCCCAGATGTAGGACTCGTTGAAGTCGCCGATGATGATGGCGGTTTCGTTGGTTCCTGTTCCGAGGTTCGTCGGTACGTTTGCGTCTTCGATTACTGGCAAGCCAAGAAGCGAGAAGCGTGAGTCGTAGCCGGGACGATCGTACGAGCCGGGTGCGTTCATCGGTCCACCAGATGCGGGAGTGATGACTGGACGGTTCGAGGAGTCGACTGCCTTCATGAGTGCGCCGGCCATTGACGGGTGCATGACGACATAGTTCGCGCCGCCGTAGTAGTTCGTAGCGACATTCTGAATCGCGTCGACCAACTTGGGGAAGAACTCCGCGTATGTTGGTGATGCGTCGGTGTAGGTCGTTGAGTTGATTCCTGAAGTGTTCAAGATTCCGCGATGTTCACCGCTTGAGCCTGATCCGTTGATTGCGAGTTGATCGAGTTTCGACTGGTACGAACGAATCGCGTCGCCGAGCAACTGTGTCTCGATGCCAGTACCACGGAGGACTGCTTGCTTCGAGAGGTCAAACATTGACGCGACGGTGTTCACGTTGACCGTGAGGAGTGTGTCGTCTGGGCTTGATTCTGTTGGTGCGGTGTTCTCTGACGCCTGAACGTATGAGGTTATTCCCGTTGTGAGACGGCCAATGTTCACGGTCATACCGGAAGCCGGGAGTGCTGCATTGGTTGAGATGTCGAGGGTCTTACGACCTCCACGGCGAAGCGGTGCAAACTGATCGACGAGGTACTGAGGTACTACAAGGCCGGCGAAGTTTGACGTGCCGGAGTCGCGCTTCTCGACGCGGACTTCGTTTTGGTAACGCTGAATGCGTTCGCGGGCTTCGTATGAGCCGCCGAACTCTGCTGCGATTGCGTCTGCGAGGAAGTCGCGCTCGGAGCGTTCGTGGTAGGTGGCTTCTTCGCTGATTACGCGGGCGGGTGCTGCGGAACGAACCTCGGTCGATGGTACGGAGGCTTGAAGTTCGGCGGCTGCTGCTTTGCGTGTTTCAAGATCTGTTACTTGTGCGATGCGCTCGTCGAGTTTGTCGATCTCAAGTTTGAGAGCTTGGATGTTTGCGAGTTCGATGTCTGTGATGTCGCGAGTCGATTCGGCTGCGAGGTTGAGTGTTGCGTCGATGATCCCTTGCTTGTTGTTGCGGGTTTCATTGAGTTGATTGAGGAATGAGTTCACGGTTGTTCTCCGATGTTGATGGGTTTTCAACGGGGTGCCATCGCGCAACGGCCGAGGGTGCCGCTATTGCGGGGTGCTCGCGCTCCGTTCGGTGGGGTGCCGACTAGATGCGAGTTTAGCGTCTGTTGCGGATGTCTGCCAGTATTTGCTCGGCGACGCTCCGGTTGCTGATCGGGTTGCGGGCGTCGATGCCTATGTCGGCATACGCGCGTCGTGTTGTCTCGTTGTTCTCGTAGGCGGCGATGATGTCGAAGCGTTCGAGTAGTTCGTTCACTTTTTGGACTTTTGCCGTCGTTGCATTGGCACCGCCAACGAGAAAGAGTTCGTCGTAGTTGAGACCTATCTCTCCGAGTCGAGTTTCTGTTTGTGACCGTTGATCTGGTTCTCTTGCGCTGACAACAAGGACGGCCGCGTCTGAGTTGTTGAGTGTTTCGACTAGGTCCGTGTTGATGTCTCTACCGATGAGAAGTGTGCCGTCGATGTCTGTGACGATGGCGGGTGGATCACCGGCGGCACGTTGTCCGTCTTCGGATGCGTTGATTGCGGCGATCTGTTGTTCGGCCTGACCTTGAGTGCGGTGGCATCCCATGACTTCACCGTCTGAATCCTTGACGACTGCGTAGCCGTTGCACGACTCGTTATCGGACTC